GATCGGCACGTTTAGTTCCTTGGATGCCCGCTTGAAGGCTTCCGCGACTTGGCCATAAAGAGGCCAGTCCCACCGCACCTTGCCGCCTATCAGGACTGCAAAGTCAATCGCGTGGCCGGTAATGTGCCGGGAGTTCATCGTCTGCGATGCGCCCGCCGCTTTCAGTTCACGCTGGCGAGCGACCGAACGAAGGCCCTCGGTGATGGTGAAATCGTGCGGGCTATAGGTCAGGGCCAGTTCAACCACGCGCACCAAATCGGGGTGAACGCCCTTGAGCCGAGCGCGGGAACGGGAACCGAGAACGTAAGTCATGGCTTTTTCCAGCTAGCGACAATGCGGGCGAGGTCAGAGGCCGACGCTCCCCCCATATACATCAGGGCAAAGAAGGCTTGCGAGCCTATCAGGGCCAGCGCAATGTCACGAAGCGGCCCGCCTTCGGTTAGCTTCCAGACGATTAGGGCCAGCAGGATTGTGGTCGCGACGACGTAGCCAATCGTGACCCATCGCCGCCAGTGAAATGAGGGTTCAGGCGCAGGGTTGTCCGACATAGGATGTCCATAGGGATTGTTTTGTTCGTCAAGCATGATAGACTCGTGGCATGGGAAAGCAACGACTACGCCTTGAAGGGACGACGTTTGGACGGCTTTCGGTTCTGGCTCCTGCGCAAGATAGAAAGGGCAAGCCCTTTTGGAGGGTGCGCTGTTCCTGCGGGGTCGAAAAGGAGGTGATGGGGCAATGCTTAAGAGCAGGCCACACCACGAGCTGTGGCTGCTACAACCGCGAAGTATCGCGCGGCGTGATGATGAAAACGGCAGAGCGCCACGGCCACTCGCGAGTGGGCAAAAGAACGCGCACTTACATCACATGGAAATCGATGCGCCGTAGGTGCCGCCCCGGCTCTCCCGACCATCGTGAATATGCGGATCGAGGAATTTCTGTGTGCGAGCGGTGGAACAGCTACGCCGCATTTCTCGAAGACATGGGCGAGGCACCGGAAGGAATGAGTATAGACCGGATCGACAACGACAAAGGATATAGTCCCGAAAACTGTCGTTGGTCTTCCGCCTCGCAGCAAGCCCGAAACAGGCGGAACAATGTTTACGTGACGGCCTTTGGCCAGAGAATGCTTTTTGTGGAGGCGTGCGAGCGAGCGAGCGTTCCTTACCGCAACGCCCACTCTGCCGTTGTCAGGGGCGGAACCCCCTTTGATCGGTATGTCGAGGGTCGTCGCCGTCGCGGGCGCTAAACGGCATATTGTCGATCATGGGGCAGTCTTTCGGCGGTTCGGCAACGGAAGCAGCCGCTCGATCAAGTCCGTGAGGTGCTTAATTTGCTCTTGCAACCGGATGACTTCATCGCGCGTGTTATCGTGCGCGGCCTCCTTGGCTTGCAACGTGGCCACGATAGCGGCCACCGCGCCGATCTGGGCAGACACAGCCGCGACTTGATCGCCCGTCGCCTTGCCGTTGACGCGGCCTTCAAGCCGCACAAGCCAAACGATGACCGCGACACCCGCTAGACCAATCGTGATGATGGGGCCAGGTTCGAGGGTCATGCGGCGTAGGTCTCCCGAAGGGTCAGGTCATACTCAAGGCCAAACGCGGGATTTGTAACCCCCGCCACGGTGTCAATGGCCACGCTGAAACTGATATAGCTGTCGCCGCCCGCGCCCGCGTCCGTGTAGGACACGCCGGATATTGCAAGCGTGATGTTCGTCCCGCCAGACCCGGTTGCAGGGCCGATAACTTGAATGGGCGTCGTCGTCATACGAACAAACCCGCCCCCGCCGAGCGCCAAGCCAAACGTGTAGAGGTTCTTAATCTCCGAATAAAACCCCGCGCTTTCGTGCTGGACGATGCCGGTAAGCATCAGGTCGCCCTGCAAATACACCGGATTGACGCCCGTAATGCCGTTGACGTGCAAACGAACCGAGTATGTCCCTTGCACGACATCGCGGAACACTTGGCCAGAGCAAGTCAGCCGCTTATTCGATTGAGCGACAATCGAGCGATAGGGGTCAATGTGATAGACTGACGACAAGAGATAGCCGTCGAGAATGGCCACCCCGTCAACACGCGAAGGCGACAAAACGAGCGACGATTGCGGCGATGCCTTCCAGCCGGTCAGCCGGTTCCCTTCGCCATTGATATACAGGTCAACCGTTGAACCAATGCGAATATCAATCGCCTTGGTGTTGGCCACCCGCACGTTCCGCCCGTAGTGAACGTATACGTCTGGGTCCGTTCGGTTCGGGTTGTCGAAGGTCACCCCGTCGATGTCAAAATCCGCATCATCATAGAGGTATTCAAACCCGCTGTTGGGTATCCAGCTTTGAATTTGCGGCGTATCCGAGGTGCTGTCCGTCGTTTGAACGCGCCCGTTTTTCAGACCCCCGCCCATGCACCGCCACGCGGTCAGCGCGGTGTTATTGCTGACATCGAAAGCCTCTGCATAGCAGCGGAACGCCGGATGCGTAGAGAGCGCGACAAAGCTATCCTCATCATTCAAGCCGACCAGGCGATAATCCGAAGCAAACCCACCAACGTCCGCGTGACTGTGACGGCAATAGCGGGCCTTGGAGTTAATCTCCATGCCGTTCCGCGTTCCGCCATAGACGCCGATGGGATATGACATTGCCTCATAAACGCCGTCCGTCACGGTCCAGCCGATGCAATAGTAAAGCTGAAACCCCGTCCGATAGATGTTTGTCCCGCGCGTAAACGGGAGGTTTCCCTTGATGACCGGCGAGGTAATCGTGATGTCGCGCAGACCCGTATGACGGACAGCATACTTGGCAACGCCAGCGCCGTCAGTTTCCGTGATGATGAAGTTCGGGCGCAGATGCGTGACCTTCACCGGGCGGAAGATCGACACGACAATCCCGCTCTCTGCCGATGACCACGGGAAGTTCAGCCCCGCGTCCAGCGTCAGAGTGTAGGGACCGGAACCTGAAACCGAGCGGATGCGAACCGCGTCCTGCTTGGTGTCCGGCGCGTCAGAGAACGGCAGGACCGAAGACTGGATGTTGAGGATGTCGCCCGCTTGAACGCTTGCGCTTGCGCCGCCCGTGATCTGGACGCTTGTAGCATATCGCGCCGGATTGGCCGCAAGCGTCACGCCGACGTCGGCAACCGTCACGCCGTTGAGGTTTACCGCTGCGGAGAACGTGACTTGTTGCCCGTTCCAATCGACAATCACATCCCGCGTGAGCGTCCGGGAAACCGCCGACGAGATAGTGTAGCCGCTGGCATTGTCAGGCCAGAACACGCGCGGTGAGGCCGTCAAGGCGCGTCCAAACGCCGGGCCATAGTCTGCCCCATCACCTGCATCGTAATAGTCCAGCACGGACACAGGCCGTTCGCGCAGCCACGTTTGCAGCGTCCGCATAACAGCGCCGATTCCCGCTTGTAGGAACCCCACCAGGGACGAACCGCTCGACCCGTTTAGGGGTGTCGCAAAGTCGGAGCCGTTAGCGGCTTTAGCGGCGCGGGCGTTAATATCGGCGGCGACATCGGCCTCGACCAGTTCGCGGATGCCCGCAAAGTTGACCGTTTGAAACCGCAGCGGGACCGTCTGGCCTTGCAGCGCAACGCGGAAGGTAACGCTCATCGGGCAATGCCTTTTTCAACAATCATCGGGAGCATCCATACGCGCGAGCGAAGGCCGGTCGGGGCAATGACGACAAGCTCGCACTCGGCCATATACGGTTCGTTCGCATCCCCCGCGTTATCCGGCAGGGTTTGCAGGTCCAGCCTTTTGAGCCGCAGCGTGATGAGGCTTTTGGCTATCACGATGACGGACCCGTTAACCGTTGGCGTCAGGTTGACGGTCAGCAATGGCGCACTGGTTTCCGTCGCCCTAACAACGAACTCTGCCGTGTAGCCGGTAAAGCTAACGGCATCCGGGGCCGAGCCGACGCTTTCGGAATCAGCGGACTTGGACACGCGCAAGCCGTATTCCGAAAGGCCGAGGTCTGTGCAAGTCATAGTGCCTCACGAAAAAGGCAATCCAAAAGGAGCGCCGTTGTGGTATGGTGATCGGATGAAAAAGAAATCATCGCTCGTTATTGACGGAGAGTTTGTCGTCGTTTGCGAAGCCAATAAGCGAGAGCCGATTATCAACTCATGGGCTGGGCTTTGGTGGTTTGTAATACCGCCAACCGCCATTATTGCCGTTCGCTATGCCCAGATTAAGGGGTGGTTGTGAGCAGTCCTCGCACCCGCTCTTGACCGCCCGCCACCGCGCCCGGTGTTGCCAAAAGCCCCATTCTCCGCGACTGTTCCGCGACCCGCTGTTGCAAGCCCGCCTCCGACTGCATGAGATTGAGCAACCGGGTCATTGCGGTCGGGTCGGTTAGCGCCGAGCCGATTAGGGCGTTCAGCGCATCGTCGCCAATGATAGAACGGTCCCGCCTTGGCAGGCTTCGAGCGGCAAGGCGGGCTGACTGACGCGCCAGGCCAATCGGGCTTGTTACGTCAGTGGCAAAATCCATAACATCGTTCAGACCCATACCTTGTTCTTGGAGATCAGCTTTTCCGGCTTCGCGCCGAGCCGTAGGCGACCCGCTGACCGCTTGGCTGGCCGTGTTAGCCATGCGGACCTCATCGTCAGCCGTCTGCATGAATGCGCGGAAGGCGTCGTCGTTGTCGAAAGCGACGCGGACGCGAGCAGCAATTTCCTCATCACGCAACAGTCGGCGCATAGCCGCCACGCCGCCGCCGCTGCGAACCCTTGCCAGAATGGCCTCGCCAACGCCAAGCCGGAAGTTTTCGCGGGCTTGTGCTGGCCATTTTGCCCAACGGTCAGCCAGTTCGCTTGCCGACATTGCGTTTTGCTCGTTGCCTTGGGCAAAGACATTCAGGCCGACGCGCTGGCCGTCAATCGCCTCAGACGCATCACCAAACGACCGCAGCCAATCGTCATAGGCTTGGACGCCGCCGCGTTCTGGGGTCCGCGCATTGTTGCGAATGGCGTTTGAAAGGTTTTGGAGAGCTTCGCCGCGAGAGTTAAACCCGCCACGATATGCGCGGCTCGCCGCTTCCTTAAGCGCATAGGAAATATCTTGCGCCTCGCGCACGGTAATATTCGCCCCAGCGGGCATATCAGCCAGCCGCTCACCCATTCCAAAAAGACGGTTAGCCGCTGCGCTACCCTCTGGCGTCAGTTCGGCAATAGCCTCTTCCGCCGCGTCACGAACCGCCCGGCTCGATAGTTGCGAGCGAAGGGCGCGAACCGCCGCGTCGTCCAGTGAAACGATGTTGCGCTCGATTTCCGCCATTCCCGCCTTGGCGGATTCGGTGCGAGCATTGACCCGCTGGCGAAGCGACTGGAAGCCGTTGCCTTGTGCGCCGAAAGCGTCGGCAAGTCGGGCAGAAATCCGGTTGCTGGCCTCATCGCCCTGTTCTCCGACCGCGCGGACGATTTCACGCCGTGCAGCACCAGGGACGGTTGCCATCGTCTCGGCAAGGCCAAGAATGTTCTCTCCACCCGACTGGAATGGAAGTTGACCGGCTGGCGCGTTAGTAAGGTTGTCCAGATACTGTTGCGGCGTCATTTGATCGCGTTGCAGACCGCGACCGAGCGCGGCTGTTACGCGGCGATCAGGCGCTGATACGCGCGGTTGGTTACCGCGCACGGCGCGGCCAAGAAGAGCGCCGCCGCCTTCCAAAACGCCAGCAGTCGCCACACCAAGCCCGCCAGACAATAGGGCGTTACCACCACGCCCGAGATAACCGTCACCAGCCGCCGCGCCATAAGCCGCGCTGACGCCACCGGCCTGCCCCAATCGGCCAAGAAGGCCGGGAACCGCAGCACCGCTCGCCGGGGCAAAAGCAAACCCACCAAGGGCCGCGCCCGCTAAGGCTTGCAGCGGCTTGTCTTGCTCGTATTGCTGTTGACCCTCAAGGCTAAGGTCGCGCATGGCGCGAGCGCGGTCGAGGGCGGATACCTCAACATCTAGGCCCAAAAGCCGACGCGTCAGATTGCCTGCCGCTTGAGAACCTAGACCGGTCAGCCAAGCCATTTCGTCGTTTATGGGGGCGGTAAGTTGGTCGAGAAAGCCCGGCTGATCGTAACGACGCACACCCATATTCGTGCGGCGCTCTAGTTCTTCGCGTTCCTGCTGCAAAGCCAAATCACGTCCGGTGGGGGCAGCGGCAGGCGGGGGAGCGGCATTGCTATTGTCAGGCCGGAACCACTGACCATTATCCGCCTGACGGAAGCCTGCAGCCGCAAGCTCCTCTGGCGAGTAATTGAGGAAGTCGGCAGCGACGCGCAGAATCGGCGTTCGCACCCCATTGACGGTGATGAACTGCGTATCGCCGCCACCACCACCCAGCGCCGGTTGAGCCGGTGCCAGTTCCGGGAACATCTGCTCGATATTTGCCGCGATTTCTTCGTCTGTGAAGCCTTGCGCCCGCTGCGCCGCGTAGATTTCGTCGCGCGTAAGGCCGCTGTCGCCGAGGGGGCGGGGCGCTGGTGCTGGCGTTGGCGCGGGCGCGGGCGGCGCATTGGCGGCAGGCCTTGTAGGGGGCGCTGCGCTGAGGCCGGGCGGAAGCGGCGGCGCATTGCCCGGCTGCGGCGGTGGCGTAAAGCTCAGGCCGGGCGGGAGCGGGGGAGCTTCTTGCATCATTCCAGAACCCATTGACCGTTGCGGACCACATAGCGACGGCCCTGAGCATCATAGGCGACTTGTGGCGAAGGGGCCGGGGCCGGTGCAGGCCCCGTATTAGGACGACGCGCGCGCAAAAGCTGCTCACGGCCAGCCCGCAGACGATCATTGTTCGCCATAACCGTAGGCAGGCGGCGCATGACGTATTCCTTATTGTCGATATTGGACAATAGGGCCTCTGCCTCGCGAATGGCGTCCTGATCAGTTTGTGGCCCGGTATTCAGTCGCAGCGCATCCGACACCGCCGCCCGGATTTCGGAAACATAGTCCCCGTATGCCGCTGCCTCCGGCGTCATCCCAATGCCCGTTGCGAGTTGCGCCTTGTAAATCGCTGCCTTTGCCGGAGACAAGTCAAACAATGGCCGCGCACCCGTTTCGGGGTCGCCCGCAATGTTGCGAAGTTGAGCCGCAAACCGCGCGTTAGCCGCCTCAAACCCCGCAATAGCCGCCCGGTCTTCGTTATCTCCGGGTAGGGGAGCGTTCTGGCCCACCTCCAGCTTGCGTCGCTCAAGATCAAGCTGCGCCTGACGAAACTCCTCGTCACTGTTAAATCGGGAGCGGTCTAGTGAAAGCCGCTCTTGGTCTAGACGCCTGCGCTCTTCATCATCCCGCGCCCGTTGTTCGGCGGTTTGCCGAGCAATGCGCTCTTGAATAGTCTCGCCGCGCGTCGCCAAGGTTTGCGGTTGCGGGTTAAGCGGGTCAAGCCTCACAAGGCTATCCCCGAACTCAACATCTCTCGGTGCTGACACTTTCGCACCGGTTCCGATGAGGGATTGAACGCCGCCCGCGCCGATAACTTGGGGCGCGTATTGTTCGGAAAGGCTCTCGCCAAACTTCTCTGGGTTCAGGTCAAACGCCAGCATTGCCGCCGGACCCATCGCTTCCGCCGCTTGGCGAAGGCGGGCCTGCCGCGCCATCATTTGCGGACGTTCTGCCTCCGCTTGACGACGCGCCCGTTCGGCTTCCAAGCCCTCGCTACCGCCGAGCAAATACGTCAGGAACCCTGGTTGCCCGCGTTGTGGTGCACTCGGCGCAGCCGGTGCCGGTGCCACACGAGGCCCGCCCGACTGAATAAGGCTCATAACGTCCGGCGAGAGAAGAGTGGGACGCGGAGCCTGCCCGGGAGCATCAAGAAGGCGCATTAGCCAAACCCTTTCGACGGCGACCACGAACCGCCCATACTGTAGCCCGAACCCGTCGTTTTCGTAAGGCTTGACCCCTGCATGGTCTGGGTGCCTTCGTTCGCAAACTGACTACGAAGCTGCGCCAATAGCTGCTGAATAGCCAAGTCGTATTGATTAGCGTTTTGGCTTTCACCCTGAGCAATCCCGCGAGCCTGTCCGAATGCTTGATCGTTCAAACCCGCAATCATGCTCGCCCGGTCGCGCGACTGAGCGCCCGCCAGTTCCGCCTCATAAATGCCCCGACGATCATCCCCGAACGCCCCAGCCCCCGCGAACTGCGCCTTTTGCTCATTGCGGGCTATGGCATCGCGCCGGTCGGCTTGGTCCAGCGACGCATTGATGACCGATTCCGTGTAGGGCGATTGATATTGAGCGATGTCAGCCGGGTTGAACCGTTGGTAAGTCCGACCGCTGGCGTCCGCAATGCCCTGAGTAAGCATCCCCGCCGCACGGTCAGAAAGCGTGTTGGTCTGGGTCTGATTGCTTGTGTTCGACGAGCGGCTTTTGCTTTTGTTTCCGCTACCACCAATGGCCATTATAGTTCCTTCCAGATGACCGGCTCGCCCGGTTGGTATCCGTGTTTTCTAGCATATCGCAACCAGCCCTTACGGCCCGTCGCGCAAGTCATATCGCAGTTGTGAAGCCGCCCGAACGCCTCGACCGTAGGGCCAAGGTCAGACATCGCCTTTAGTGACCCGCCCGCCGCGAATATGTGCATTGCCTTGTGACGGGGCGACATGATGAACTCCCCGACCATGCACCCTTCATCGTGCATGAACAGGTGAAAAACCCCCGCTTGGATGCCTTGCCATACCTCATCCGGCGTCCAGCCCGAGCCATCAAGTGCCGAGGCTATCCAGTCCCTAACTTTTAAGTCCAAGAGCCTTCGCCAAATCTTCCTGCTTATAGGAGCGGTCGGGGAACAGGATTAAATCAACCCCGTCCGTTGCCACAGAAAGCACCGTAGGGGCGTCAGGGTCGCCATAGCTGACAACGGCCCGCTTACCCTCGACTTGCGCCTCTACGCCGTCAGGAAGGGCGTCTAACGCAATCCTCATAGCGCCACCGCCGACAATGCGCCCGCGTTGCTGACTTGAACCGACCAGCGCGAACCGTTCGGCGATGCCAAAATCAGCCTTTCAGACCCGGCAATCTCAACATCCTGTTGCCTCTTGCGGTTCTCCGCGTCGAGTTGATCGAGCGCCTTTCGGAAGCGGTCCTGGTCGTCTTTGGAGTAGGTTTCAGGTGCGCGAGCAAGGCTCATCGTCCACTTCCCGTCTTCACATCAAACCGGGGCCTGCCGAGGCGGAAATCCACGTCCGCATCGCCAGTGTATGTGACCGAGACCATGCGCCCCGAAAAGCGCAGATCGGTCTTGGTTTCCGCATCGACAGCCGCAACCGCGACCGGCGCATCTAGCGGGTAATCCCGCACCGAGAATGACGCCGCAATGCTCCCCAGCGTGTTTTCGTCGGGAATGTAGGCATGGACTTCCATCGTCTTATCACCCGTTCCCAGCTCAACCGGGCCGCTTGTGGCGAACGGCTGGCGTCCGTCTTTTACATGACCGACTTCGTGCGAATAGACATAGCCGTCAGCCCCGACCAGTTGCGGGTATTGCAGCACCTCACGGTCAACCCCGCAAAGCCGCGCCATCTGGCCAATGCCCCAGTGGTTCTCGTGGTAGTTATAAAAGACATACCGGTCGCATTCGGTGCTGTTAGCCGATGGATAGTGCCACCAGACCTCGCCCCATAGCGAGTTGTGCCAAGCCGACACTTTGGACGCCTGCACCGTGTTTATGTCCGAAAACACATAGTCGGCCACATCGCACGGCAAGTCATCGACGTAGCCGTTATAGGTCCAGAATCCGTTGGTTCCCATCCAATAGGCTTTATCGTCAACCGTAGCGACGCAGTTCTTTGAGATCACCCCGCATCCGGTCGCCAGTTGGTCGAACGAATAGACGAAGGGCAGGCCCTCATAGCGCATAAAATAGACGTCAACGTCGGTGAAGATCAGATTGCCGCCGCGCACCCGATGCCCGCTTTGCAGAGAGCCGTTCGTCTGTAGCCTTTTGCCGCCCGCAAGGTTGGTCGCGGTTGGCGTCCAGTCGGTGTTATCCTCCGCATCGCACCAATCGACGGCGCGGGGGTCTTCATCCGACCCCAGTGCCACCATGATGCGTTCAGCGGTCACGAATATCGCTTCAGCAGTCGGAGCGCCGGATATGGCCGCAGCAGGCGTTCCCGTCGTCAGTTGCCATTCGTAAATGGTCGAGCCTGCCGTGCCGACCAGATACTCGCCCCATGTATCAAGCGCCCAGACCGTTGCCGGGATGATGTTGGTCGAGCCAAGGCGCGGCGTTCCGTAAAGCCCGCGTCCATAACGCCCTTCACCATACCCACCGCCGAACACCGCATCCGGTTGACCGACCGCGTAACCGACCGGGGTTATGTCATTGACCGAACCCGAGCGCGACACGGCGTAGAGGTTGGAATGAGTGCCTACACCCGTCCATGCCGCATTAGAGTTACTAACCCACGTAACCGCGCAACGGGCCTTCCCCGACAAGGCCGATGACGAACGCGCAAGCCATCCACCGACAGGCCGCGCCGTGCCTTCATGCCACCGCCACAAGTCCGCATCGTAATAGCGGCCCGTTGCCTGATACCGCGTCCCATTGCGGAAGATGCCGGGCGGAATATCCAGCGCGATAAGGCTCATTAGGCGAAACCGGAAACCGAGATAACGGCGGGGTTTTGAGTGGACCAGTAAATCCGAACAGAACCTGTTGCGGTGTTGTCGTATGACTCCGTCGTTCCGCTCGGATTTTTGCGACTGACGTGAACCGCATAGGATGTTGACGGCAATGCGTTAGTGAAAGTCAGATCAGCGAAGGCGACGCCAGCGTTCTCGGTAACATTGGAGATGCTGGCCACGTTCGTAGCCGCCGCAATCGTCGGGGTAGAGCCGTTGACGCTTGTCGAGTTGATGATGCACCCGAACGCCCGGCCATAGCCCGCCTGAAACGTCCCGCCGCCGGTCAGCACCTTGTGTTGGTCGCCAGCCGGGGCAGCCGGAACAAGGCCTTTCGTTCCCGCTACCGATTGCGTAGCGCCCACGGCGTTATTAAGCATCGCCGTGGCCTCGGTGACCGTAAGCCGTTCAGCCTCGCCCGACGTTCCCTCATTGCGCCCCATGATGCTGTTAGCGGGCATCGTGTTGAGCATCGAAAGGTCAGCGGCAATCTGGCCCAGCGAGACGTTAAGTTCCGTCCCCCATGTGTCCTCGTCAGCGCCAACCGTAGGAGTCGCGCCGGTGTAAGTGATAGCGGTCATGGCGTCGGCCCTGCTTGAACGCGCAATACCCCGCCAACCTGGCGCTTAATCTCGCGTTGGTTAATGCTGTCAATCGCGCTGGAGAAAAACTGACCCCAAACCGGGATGCGCTCATCATCACGCAAAAACGGCGCGGCCTGCATAAGCGCCCCATACAGATAGGCGTCGGGATGAGACCGCAGCAGCCAGTTATACGGCACCGAAGATGACAGCGGGCAAAACGCCTTCGTCAAACGAACCGTGACCGTCCCTGTAGGAGCAACCCGCAACGTCTGCCCGTCAATCGTATAGTAGCCGGGGTTGGTGCTAACCACCTCCCCCACCCTATCCGGCGACAGATAGGTCAGCGGGTTGCCCTCATACGTTACCGAGAGCAAGTCGTCCGCGCTACACGGCAGAACCCAGCCGTCCTCATCTATCTGGACGTCGGCATAGGTATCAACCTGGCCAATCGCCGTAATCTCCCGCCCCATCACGGCTTCCGCCAAGGTGATGAAGTCAGGAATATACGCCGTCAGGTTGGTCTTATTCAGCGTTGAGGCAATCGCCGCCTTCAAGCCATCATAGGTATCGAGGCTCATCGCATCACCCCGTTAGAAACACCCAGCTTGCCCGGAGCCGTGCGGAGATAGGACCAGTCTGGGTCATTGAGCTTGCGGGCCAGTTTGTCAGCGTGGGCCGGGTCCATCATATCCCAACCCTCCTCGATTAACCACTTTTGCCGAACGATAGCCGGAACCGACGCCACACGGCGCATCTCCCGGCTTTCGGTATATCCGTCATTGTGGTTCGCCATCGCCCGGTTGCGGTCTAGCAAGGGCGCGACATCTTGAGAGATGCGAACCTCTACCCCACCAGAACCGTCGGGCCTCCAATGCTTGACGATTCCGTCTTTATCTTGATGACCGAACCGCCAGCCGCTCACTTTTTAGCAGCCTCGACAATCTCGACATAGCCACGGTCTTCAAGTTCGTCCGCGATGGATTTGGCAATCTCGAAATGGTCGCCGTATTCGTAAAGCTCTTCACCGCCCCGGTTGGTATGAGCGCCAGTGCTGACTTTACCGTCGCCCTTCTTGAGGACACGGACGTTCACGATGGGGTCGGCTACGACAGAAACGGCCCCAGCGTCAGCGCCCCGGAACTCGGCTTGTGATTTGGCCATGCTAGGCCCTTTCGATTGTTGACAGGAAAAAGGGGGCGAGTTTCCCCGCCCCCTCGGTCGCTTAGATCAGGTCGGCAATAACAGCGGACGAGCGCTGATTACGGCAGATCAGGGTCTTCTCGGCGATGATTTGGAACGGCATCGCGTCACCGACCTTGGCCAGCATCTCATCCTTCATCGGACGCAGTGTGCCGACCGCCCAATATTCCGGGTCAATCAGCAGCACGTCGCGGGTCAGGCCATACTGGACCGGAACCGTCGAGATAGCGCCGAAATCCGAGACATAGACGTCAGCAGCGCCCACGATGGTAGCTTGACCGTTACCGGCATCCTTACGAATGTCGGCAATGCCGGTGAAGGCCGAGAACTGCTGCTTTTGAGTGGCGCTCATATAGGCTTGCGAGGGACGCGCACCGTTATTGAACGCCGATGCCAGCACGGTCTTCAGCAGGGCTTCGGTGAAGGCCCGCTGAGTGCCGTTGGTGGCAGCAGCCACGTTACCGCCCGAGAAACCACCGGACGAGCCGCCAGCGCCGCGCGAGACGTTGGACGACAGCCACGCCAGAGCGCCAGCCGATTCGGCAGCAGTCGAGGCATCGCCAGTCACCGAGGCGAAGTTGCCAAGCATACGGGCTTCGATGTCCGTTGCCAGTTCTTCGCCCTTTTGGACTTTCTGCCATGCCAGTTCCGACGCGACACCAGCGTGGTCCATAGCCTCTTGAGTGCCGGAAACCGACCCCATCTCTTTGAAGATTTGGGTGCGGTTGCCGACGCGGGCCGTGATTTTGGCGGCGGTCGCGTTGGTGGTGTCGCCTTGAACTTGCTTGTTCTGGGCATCCGGGGTGCGGAGCGAGAACGTCTGCCACTCGTGATAGGTGGACGACGCCTTCTCTTTGCCGATGTTCGAGGTGAACGGGGTTTTGTTGGCGGCGATTTTGTAGATTTTGTTTTCGAGGTCTTCGCGGTTGCCAACGGTGGCGAAGGTTTGTTGGGTATTCGACGGAACGGCCATATTAGTTACCTTTCACTCGCCCTTCAGCGAGCATGAGCGCGACCGCATCCTCTCGACTGCCCGTCTGGGCAAACCGATTCTTGAGGGTTTGGAGTTCGCGCTGTGCGGAGGGAATAGACGGAGGGGCCGCTGATGGTTTCAGGGCCGACTTCGGCTGTGCTTTCAGCGTGGGCTTGAGCTTTTGCAGTTCATCAAACTGCATGGCCTTCCACGCCACGGTCATTTCGAGAGCGCCGACGTTCGGGAGGTCTTGTTCCGCCACCCCTTGCGCGACCAGATAGTCAGAGAGCTTGCCGAGGTTGGCAGTCCCTTCAACCGGGTCAACAAGCGGGGGACAGGCGGTCTTGAGAGCCTCGACCTGTTCGTCACGCCATTGGCCACGCGCGACCCGTTCAGCGTCTTCCTTGGCAAGCATCGCTTGCTGGATGACGGTCTGTTCGGCTTCGAACTGGGCCTTGTATTTGGTGTATTTAGCCGGGTCGTCATGCGCGAGCCGCAGCCAGGCTTGCGGCGTCATCCCCGCCCATCGGTCCACAATCGCTTGTTCTGCTTTTATTGCAGCCTCGGCAATGCGGGCGTTGAGCGATGATAGCTCCTTGGCCTTCGCCGTCGCTTCCTTACGGATAGCAGCGGCCTCTTCGAGCTTCAGCGTCAGTGCTCGGGAACCTGCCTTCTCGTTCTCCAACACAACCAGTTGAAGATCGGGGGGCAGTTCTCCAAAGCGAGCTTTCGCTTCCGCTGACCAGAAATGAGGGGCCTCGATTGCCGGGGTTTCCGGTTCGGGTTGTTCCTCGGCCTCGTCGCTTGCCGTTTCCGGTGCTTCGAGGTCAGAAGGCTGGTCACCTTCTGGAATGGGGTCCGGTTCTGTCTCAGCGGCCTCTACGGGCGCTTCCGGGGGCGGTGCAGTCTCTTCGACCGCAGGGGGCATGGCTTCGGCCATAAGTTCGGCCACGACGCTCTCGCGCGTCGCTGGGGACGTGTCAGACATAGTTTCTCAGGGGTGCGACGCTGCTCAAGGCTTGGCGTCTAGGACCGGGTTATTCCCCGGCAGAAAGGTGATGTTCGGCAATCTGCCCGTTTGCAATAAACTCGCAGATCATCTGCCGGGTTGAGTTGGTCGCCTGGATTGCGGCGTGAAGGCCCAAAATCGTCGCCGTATCAGCCGGTGCCGTAGCAATCAGCCGCTTCACAATATCCGCCCTCACGGCATCCAGCGCGGGGTCAAGAACGTCCAGCGCCTGCTTTGCAGCAGCACCTAGCGCGATGGTTTCCGCCGCGTTCATCCCGGCTCCCCGCCAATCTCGACGCCGTTAGAAATCTTTTGGCTTTCGCTTTGCGCGTTCATCAAGATAGCCGACGCCTTAAGCTGGCCTTCAATCTCAATCTCACGCGCCCGCTGTTGAAGCTCGACCTCGGCAATGTCGCGTTTGTGTTGAAGCTCAAACGCCGCCATTTCGCGCTTCATTTGCATGGCCTCCGCGTTCTCTTGACGCTTCAGCAGGGCGCGTTCCTCGGCCTCCGCGCGGGCAAGGGCCGACTTCTCTTGAGCGATAGCCCGGGCAGTCTCAATCTCGGCCTGCGCCTTGGCTTGGGCCAGTTGCACGTCGGCTTGAGCTTGCTGCATGGCCAGTTCCTGCTTGGCCTGCGCCTCCTGTTGCGCCATTTGCAGCTTGGCTTGTGCCTCCATGACAGCCGGGTCAGGCGGGGGCGGCTCTTGCGGTTCTTGCTCTTGTTCAGCCGGGTCAGTCAGGAACGGGTCAGCGGACTTGAAGTCCAGACCCTTCTCAAAATACCGCTTGAGATAGGCGTAGATGTTCTCAATCTTCACCAACGGCCCGTTCACGCCGCCTTGCATCGAGACAATCTCTTGCATCGTCACAAGGCCCGCTTGCATCCGTGCCATCTCGGCCTCTTTGCCAGCCGACCCGACACCGACTTCAATCGTCATGTCCTGCCGATTAGCCCAAGCGGACGGGTCCACATCCACCCACTTGCCGCGAAGCCGCACCGTCTCCGCTTGCGTCGCGTTCTGGCGAAGCAAACGATGCAACAGCAGGAACACGTCCTTAATCCCGGTATGAGCCAAGATCGAAGCGATCAAGCGAATGCGCTTTTGCGATTCCGACATCAGCGCCATCGCGCCCCGCGCCGTATCGTGCAGCGTGTCGGGGTTCAGCCCTTGCGAGTTGCGAACGATGCCCGTCCGTTTTTCGCCAGCGACCGCGAAATGCTCAATAGCCGACAGCGTGTCAAACGACAGACCACCCGACGTCAACGGCTTGACCGCATCCCCGCGCGTCCGAACCGGCCTGTTAGGCTCATTCAGCAGCAGATCGGGGATCGTCCACTCGTTCGCCATGTCCATGTTGACCTGCATCCGCTGATTAAGGGCGAAATAGCCCGAATCCAGCGTCATCCGCGTCAGCACGGTGTTGATTTTCTGTATCTCAATCAGGCGGTCAGCGACCGATTCCCCGATGAACTGATGAGGCACAATGTAAGGCGCAATCGCCGCAAACGGGATCCCTGGATGCTCTTCCTCTTCCAGCAGGCTCAAGGCCGAACCGTCCGTCAGCAGCCGATACCGCCCGTCCTCGCCGTCGATATAATGCTCGACCACTTCGACAATGCGTTGGTCGCCTAGCCCGCCCCGATCATCAACGGTTTCATCCGTCCGGTCGCGGGCTTGCTTGACCTGGTTGTCAATCACCCCATAGGCGGGAAGGCTATCAACCTTGTCCGCATCAATGCCCCGGCGCTTTAGCTCATAAGCGCGAAGCCGGGTCTTATGAAAACAATACGGGCTTTCCGCCAGCCGAACCGTGTCTTTCGATACGCCGAAATCCTCGGGCGGAACCGCCATAACCCGCGCCCGCCACTTCTTCTTCTTGCGAATGCAAAAATCGACAGTGGCGTTCGGGTCGGTGATGTCCCCAATGTCAGACTTTAGCTCAACCCGGTCGCCGTGCTTTTGCACCGCCGATGCCAGTTGGTCGATGGTCTGGCCCTCGAACTCCTCTTCCGGCTCCTCGTATTCCTCGCCAAAGACCTTGAACACGCCGGTTTTGATCGAGAGCGCATCCTTAATCGCGCTATACAGATTGAGGAAGCCGGGGTTTTCCTCGAAAAAGACGTGCTTGACGTAATCCGTCTCTTGCTGCGCCGCCTCGACATCCTCTTCACCAACTGGGCGGAAGGTTGCAATGTCCTCGCCGGTGAAAATCTCAATCAGATCAGGAAGGGCCATCTCAATGGCGTCTGACACTTCCGTAGAGCAAGCCGACGAGCGACCGGGCAGCGACGGAACGTCATCCATCACGCCCTTGATATATTGCAGGGCTTTCTCACGCTGGGCGTTAAGCTCGTCCGTGCTGCGGCCAACAGCCCGCGCGAACTCGTCGGCTACCAATGCGAGACGGTCGGTTTTCATCAGGTGACACTTACCGTCATTTTGAACTCAATCATCACACCGCTCCGTAATTCGGTATAACCAGCGCCGAAGGATGCTCGTTAACGTCTTTTGGCTTGCCGACCGCAAAGGTTCTAAAGGCGTCAGCCGGGTCGCTTGCCCAGTCGTGCAACGGCGTGTCTCTGTAGGCTTTTAGCTTTTCATCCCAGATACGGCGATAGGACCGCAGCGCGTCGAGACCCTTTTCGCACTTATCTTTGTCAAACCGGCACATCGGAAGAATCTGGCGAACCTCGTTAATGTCGTTCGCGACCGACTTAGTGCGAGGCACGACACGAACGCCCTTGAGGCCCATACTTTCTGCCGTCTCTTTGATCGAACCTGTCGTGCTGACCAGAACCTCGTTTTCCGCGTCATGCGGAAGAAGATGCTCGCCGTAGTTATAGTCCTTATCCTTAACGTGCTTGACGTAGTGATCGATGCCGACGCTAGTGTTGGCGTAATAGTCAATCACATCCCAGCCGGTGCCGTTGCGCTGGACAAACCAAATCACAGTCGCGTCGTTTCGGCCCAAGTCCCACGCCGTATGAACTTGCTTTTGCGGGTTGTATGGGACGAACCCAATCCGATTGTCCGTCTCGGCCTTGTCGATCAATTTGGCGTAGTAGGCCCCCGGCAGAGCCGCTGACCATGAGGTCATATACTCTTGCTCAAAGATCGCTTCGCCGTCGCCGTCGCCGCGTTCAGCTATCAGTTCGGCCCGCTCGGTAGCCAATGCTTCCGGGGTAAATACCCCAGTGCTGTCCGATGTTAATCGCTCCGCAAACCAGTCTTCCGATTGCTCCGCCATCTGGAACATTCGGTGCGCGTGATTGCGTCCGCGCGGCGTGGTGATGAAAATAGCCCAGCCGCCGTTTTCTAGCAGGATGGGGCGGATAAGAGACCACGCTTGCGGGTTGCTCAACGCCCACTCAGAGAACACCACCCCAATAGGCGGCGTCCCCACGAGAGCGTCGTAGTTGTCAGACCCGATTACCTGCCATGTGCTTCCGGTCTTAAACCGGATTAGCATATCCTGCTCTCGGGTCGTCTCTCTCAATGCTTGCGGGAACGCATCGTCAATCCGCCGCCTGCCGGTGTGCGGGTTTACCGCATCCCAGATCGCCTTGCGGGCCTGATTCTGCTGCGGAAGCAAATGCCAATAAACGCCAACCCTTTCATGAGCGGCACACGCGGTGAAGTGAAGCGCGAGATCGTCTTTGCCGTGACGCCGGGGCCAGATAGCAATCGCTCGCTTGCCGCCGCCGTGCATATGCTTCCAGAGCGGTTCCTGGTATGCCCTCGGCGTCCAGTTGTTCGGAAGGTGAACCTTCACGCGGGCTTATTGATAATGATTTGGAGCGCCCCGCCATCAGGACCGCTGGCCTCGATGCTGGACAGCTTCGCGTGGATATAGGGGGCCGCAGCCTTCGCCATGTCCAATCGTTCAGCCATCGGAGCGCCTTCGTCCCTCATGTGTTTAAGCATGAAGTCCAAAGGGAGTATGCCCGTTTCAGCCGCTTTGGCTTGAGCCGCAGCCGTCGCCTTGCGAATAGCGCCGGGCTTTCTTCCGGCGCCTAAACGAGCGCCACCGTGTGTCTTCTCGACCATTTTTGAAACGCGGCTCTAAAATCAAGCCGTCCCGTGTTGTCGCTGCTCTGGGCTTGGCGACTGTTTGGGTTATGTCCGAGCGTTTCCGCCTTGCCCGCTCTCGAACGCACCCCGAAGGATGCCCGCGCCGCAGGTTGGCTTTTCAGCCTGTAAGGTCGGACGGTATCTGCCCCGCTCGGGTTGGGTCCAGCTAAGGAAGGCGCGGGATGATTAGGGAAGGATGGCGTATTCCACATACAGGATGATCGAGCCGTCTTGATCGGCAGCCGTGCCACCAGACGACGCAACGGTGAAGTGGAATGTCGCATCGGCAGTCTCGGCGACGTTGCGAGCCGCATACAAAACGGTCAGCGCCGCATAGCCCTGCGCCTTGACGTCAACGTCAGCGACGTATTGCTGGCCATTAGCGGCGGAACCGATGCGGAGGTTGCAGTTCGTCGGCGAGCCTGGAATGTTGATCGGTGTATCGCGGTTGATATGATGGATGACAGCGCCAGTCGGAACGACGAAGGTTCCAGCCGCCGCGCCGTTGACGACGGTAACGGGAACGCGAAGAACGCGACGGAGAAGGCCGTTAGCCTCGATCTTTTGCAGAATTGTGGCCATGCGGGCCTCCTGTGGTAAGGCATTTTCCCAAAATGGGGCAAAGCAGTGGTTATTGCTCATCCTCGGGGACGAGAGCGGCGAAGTCAGTCTCATAGGCGTCCGCATAGGCTTGGAGATCGGCAGCCTTGGACAGCAGAACCGTTTGCTGAAAGGCTTGCCCCCCGAACTCCACCAGAATGGTTGTGTAGGGGGCCGCTTGGCTCACGATGCTATAGGTTGCCATTATGCAGTCCTCGACAAGATGACCTTGACCTGTCCAGCCAGAACGGCAGTCGTATCACTGTCCGCTGCGCCGCCCGTAATCGCAAGGCCGAGACCAAGGGCGAAGCGGTAGCCGTTGAAGCCCGGCGTGATTTCCACCGAGCCAGGGACGCCAGCAACAGCAGCCGGGACCGTGATAATCATAGCCGGAACGTCCGTGCCGACAGTGGGGGCCGTAGCCTTGTTGTAGAGCTTGACGTAAGCCGCACCCGCGCCCGTATTAGTGGCAAACAAGGCTTGCAGGCCCGACGTGCCGGTCAGCACCAGTTGCCCGTTGGTCGATGCCGCCGAGTTGATAATCAGCGGCGTGGCCGGGGCAGCGGGAGTGCCTGCCGTGGTGACGCCGGTAACAGTCGTGACCGTCGTAACAGCCGTCAGCGTCCCCGTTACCGCAGTCGTGCCGCCTTGAAGGACGACCGGAGCCGCGCCCGACAGATCGGTAGACGGGCGGGCCAGCATTTCAACGCGCTGGCGCTCATAGTCGAAGATGCGGACGAACGAAACACGAAGGCAGGTGCGCCGAATAACCGCGCCGCCGCAGTTCGTGACGGTAAAGTCAGCAGGCAGGAGCGCGGCGTTTGCGGCGTTGACAGGAACCAGGGTCAGGGCCGTGGTTGCGAGGTTGGCGACCTTGTAAACCGCGTCCACGCCCAAGAGAGCGCCGTTCGTGACGTTGGAGACGCCCTCGACGTTGACGTAATCACCAATGACCAGACCAGCCCAAGTGCCAGAGCCAGTCAGGACCAGTTGCCGCGTCCCGTCCGTCAGCGTGGTCAGGGTCGCGTTAATGGCGGTAATTGCGTTGTAGCCGAGCGCAGACGGAAGGTTGCCGCCCTCGACCTTAGCGATGACACCGCCGTAGCCGGTTACGGTAGAGGCCGTGCCGATCACCGCTGTGAAAGTGGTCGGGGTCAGAACCGTGACCGCCGTTGCCGCCGTCAGGTTCGGGAAAGCAGCCGCGCCCGTGTTGCTGTTGCCGTAATAAGTAATCAGGTCGGTCGTGACGAGGCCGTGCGGTCGGTCGGTCGTGAACGTGCCTGTGGTCGTGCCGGTTTTGACGACACTCACCACCTTGGCATTGATAACCGTCAGAGCCTTGTTGTTTGTCGATCGAATGCGGAACTTGTAGGTGGAGTCCGGGTCTGGGCAAACTTGCGTCCGCATCACCCGGCTCGTTGTTTGCCCCAGGGCGTCAACCCCGCTATCCATCGCTTGAACGCGGTCGGCTTGAAGGTTCAGGCGGTATTCCGAGGTCGGCACAAAAGCATAGGTATAAGGCGCGGTAACGGCCTGCACCGATGCAGTTGTCGCAACCGCGATGGTGTGGTTACCCGCAGGAGTGCCAGATGCCAGCGCGTCGCCGCTTCGCGAACGAATGTAAAAGCTGGCGTTCGTGGCGCTCGCGTTCTCGAAAATCTGCGACATACCGTCGTTGGCACGGCCCAGACGCTCGCGGAAATAGACAAAGCCTTTCGCGCCTGCTGGGTTCGTGATGGTCTGCGACGGGATGGTGCCGCCCGGTCCTGCCGTGCAAGTAATCTGGCGCGGGGAAGGGATAGAGGCGACCACTAGTGCGGGGTAGTTGGCCAGTTGGTTGGAGCAACCGCGAACGCCAATCGACTTGCCGGGGACCAGTCCATGATCGGCCACCGTGTCAATCGTCAGGGTCGTGGTCGTTTGCGTGATCGACGCAATGGCGATGTCGGCAACGTCGGGAAGCGGCGTCCCGGTGTCCACAAGCTCGAACGCGAACTCCTGCCCGAGCGTTGCTTGCGAACGGTGCGCCCCGAACGCAAGCTCGACCGGCATCCCGAAAGTAGCGTCCGTCGTCAGGCTCGTTTCATTCCCCGCATCCCATGGAGACTTGGAGATCGAGACATGCGACGCTGCTTGCGCGTTGCCGTCCACCTGCACAATGTCGCCCGCTCCGGTGACCACATCAAACGCGGGAAGCTCCGGCGTCTCAAAGGCCACGCGGAACTTGCCGGTGATGTTAGAGGTCGCGACCGGAAGCGGTGTTGCTTTGGTGACGTTGACCCGGTTAATTCCGTCGTCATCCATGTATTGTGCGTGCGACATTAATCAGTCCTGTGTTGACCGGCAGTCCGTCGCCGCAGCTAGGGGCGTAGGGGCTTGGCGTGTAAGGGTCCGCGCCTCAACCGCTATTGTCTAAATGCCGGTGGCTTGGGAAACGTGTCGGCTGGGCGCGGATTGGAATATCAGCACCGCGATGCGGTGGCCCTTGCGGGTCTTGAGGCTCACAAACAGGAGCAACCGTGCGCCAGAAACATCTAGACGCACCTTTGATTGCGGCCACGTTGCACGATAAGCCGCCTTGCGTCAATACCCCAAACGCTAGGGAATGCGTTGTCAGGATGCTTTCGACACAACCCGTTGAGTAAACAAGGCTTCCTCAACCGACGCCAGCGCCCGGAACGCTTGCCTGATGGCGGCACCCTGCGCCCGGTCGCCTATCTCGCCGGTCCTGCGTTGAACGACGCCACGCCAGCGGGTTATCAGGAGATTACCGTCACACAGTTCCCGCAACAGGCCCCAGGTCGCCGCGTCCATTCGCTCGCTGCGCCGGTTAAGCGCCTTCGCGGCCTCGATATGCTGCACGATGGCATGGTCTCCGACTGGGCCACCCGACACACGGTCGAGAATGGACAGGCATGAAGCCGAGCGCCCGTTGGCCTCCGCTATCAGGCTTTCCAGCCCGCGCACATAGCCCGCCACCTCGTCGGTGATCTTGCCCGCGTCCCGCATCATGGAGACAACATCACGCCGCCAAGCCCCGACCATCTGGCCAGTCCGTTGATCGACGTTGACGGTTATGTCGTCCTCACGGGACAGGCGCTCTATCTCTTCGGCGTTTTGTTTCCGTTCCGCCCGTCTCTCCGCAATCGTGGCCATGTCTCGCGGGTCAGTGGGCTTATGCTTTCGGCGGGCCATGTCGTCCTCAAATTGCTTTGGTTAGCAGCGCAACGCGCAATGCCGCGTCTAATCCCTCACTCATCTCAACCGGGAACGTGCGAAGCGGCTGCTTTTTGCCGACCTCTGTAAAATGCTTAAGCCAAATAGTCGCGGCTTTTTCCTCGCGCGTGGCTCGCTTTTGTTCGTCTTTGGCAAACCGGCCTAAGCTACGGTTTGCAACCCAATACGCAACTTCGCCAGCGGCTTTGCGGCGAAACGCTACCAGCGCGTCAATGAACTCGTCTGTAATGGTCATGGATAGCGCACCCACATTGTCATAGACCTTTACAGGCGGGCTTCCGCGTGGGGCTTCCGGGTTTCGGTAATCAACTAACATTGCACGGCTTGGGCTTCTCGTTCAGGATGGAGTCGATCATCTCGGCCCAAACCAGTTTCGCACTCTCTCGCGCCTCGCCAGCGTCTTGATACGTCGTCCAATCTGCACTGTAATGCCCCGCCTCAACCATTATATCGTCCGGCTCCCTTATTGCTTGAAGGGCAGCGCGGGCTTGGTCGGTGTATAGCGGCATCACATCAAGGCGCGGGTCGCCTAGCGATGCGTTGATCTCTTTTTCCGAATAGCCGTCGCTCATGGCAAGCGCCCTCGCCATCTTCTCCAGCATCGTCGTCATGGCTTAAGCCTCCGTCAAAATCGGTTTGAACCAAACGTCGCCACCCATGATCGTGTTTTCCAACGCGCCCCGCATGGCGTAGCGAAGGTTGCAAGCAACACTAAAACGGCGGCTGGAATCCTGAATGTGCGCCGTCCGCTCATAAAACCGAATGTCGCCAGCCGCCTGAGCCATGTCTATCGGAGGCATGACGCGGGCACCCGGACACATTGCGTTATATGCAGCCGTTATTCCTGCATGGTCGAACACGGCTTAAGCCTTTCTTTGTTCACTCTGTCGCTTTGCGACCGAATCGTCGTCATGGCGTGTCGTCCTCAGCTTGCTTTGGTTGCCAGCGGTTCGCCCAAGCCATGCTCTAGGGCCATGCGGATAGCTACAGCAGCAGGACCGCTAGGGCCTAGCTTGGCATAGTTCTGGGCGGTCTTGGGGGATACGCCTAGCCATCTGCCAGCGGCTTGTTGAGAGAGGCCGAGCGAGGCAATGGCGGCTCGATACTGGTCCGGCGTCATGTGTTTTCCATCATTGCTGGCGGGATGTTCCAGCCTGATGCTGTGTAAAGAGCGTGACGCTTGCTACATCGCACCTGGCCCGATCTATCCCCGCGCACCCTTTGAGCCACGATGACGCCCGGGCGCTCTTGCGGAAGATTTAGCGCATTCAATAGCTTTTGCGTTGATTTTTCCGGTTCCACACGCGCGAGAAACCATTTGTCGTATGGCGCGGTGTCCATTGGGCTCCATAGATCGGTCATGCCTTCAACTCCCGTATCATCCTAAGGCGTTCGCTAGGCGTAGCATCCGTCATGTCGCCTGATGCGACACGCCCGCGTCGGTAAATTTCCTGCCGCATTTTGTCGGCTGTTGCAGTGTCATTGTTACGCGTTGCAGCGTGCGCGGCTTCGCTTAACTGGTCAGTGGTGTAACCAGCAAAAGGTGCAGTTTTGAAAGCTGCGTCGGCCATCATGCAGCCTCCGCACATTGTGCGACACGAGCCAGAGCCGCCGACATATCGTCAGCCACTTCAATGAGGCCGAAACCGTCTTCGATGGCGACAAAAGCCCCGCCGAAGCGCGAAGGCCGCTCGACCAGACGCAGGGTCTGGGAAGCGCTTGCTGCGCGGATGGCGTAGTCGGTAGCGGAGAAAGTTTGCATCGGACCCTCCCAGGTCGTCGGCTAGTGCTTGATTGCCCTGCGCCGATGACTGGTTATCCCACATGGGCAGATGTTACGCAATAGGGTTTGCAAGATTATTTTACAGGCTGGGCGGGACGGTGCCGGTGAGCGCCGTTTGTTCCCGCCCCTCGGTCCCTCTACCTACCGAGTGCCTGTGTCTCTGGAGCCGTGCGGTCTAGCCGGGCAAGCTCGCTAATGATGTCCGCTGCGATTTCCTTGGCCAGCCGGTGTGCGTCTTGGGCTTGGCGGGATGTCGTGCGGGGAAGGCGACGAAACACCACTAGGGCGAGGGTGTCGGTTAGTTCCTGGTTCGTCATCGGGCATCGTCCAGAAACGAGGGCTGGACGACCTTCAGCGCAGGCTCCGCAAACAACCGGGGCTGCTTGTAGGCTTCCTCAATACGGCGGCAGGCGATGTCGAAATACGAAGGCTCGCGCTCTATGCCGATGAAGGCGCGGCCAAGATTGACGCAAGCAACGCCGGTCGTTCCGCTACCCATGAACGGGTCAAGGACGGTTCCCGTCGTCTTCTCGACCGACCACATCATGACCGGAACCGGCTTCTGCGTTGGGTGCAAACGGCCCGGCTCAGACCGAGGGCTGTCGATCACGCGGACGACATTGTCGCGGTTCGTCCATGCAAGCTCTGCCTCTGCAAGCGAGAAATTCCGCTCGGGCTTGTTCCACACTAGCCAGCAGCGCGAAGGCGGCAGCGGGAAGTAGTTACCACCCCAGATGATTTGCTCGTGGCTCATGGAGCGCAGCAGATCGAACAGGGCGGCGCTCGGGGCCTCGTCGTCCCATTCGTTGCGGAGGTCGGCCTCGCCTTTTGCCTTGCCCCAGCCGTGTTTGCCGCTGAAGCCGCCCTTCCATGTCGAGGCGATGCCATAGGGCGGGTCGGTCACAACCGCATCCACCGGCCCGAGCGTCGGCAGAATGTCCCGGCAATCGCCTAAAATCAGGCGGCAGTCACCGATGATTTCCTGACGGTTCGTCACGCGCCCACCCCATGCTCAACCCGCGCGGCCTTCAACGCGCCAAGCGACTTCTCTGCGGTTAGGTATGCTTCCCGCGCGGCAATCGCTTTCTGTTCGGCATCGTGGGCCGCAGCCAATCGTTCGCCACGCGCTCGGGTATCGGTTGCCGGTCCAGGTCCGACCTTCATGTTCAGATCGGTCGCCTGTTGCCGCAGGGCCTTCCATTCTTGCTCTAACCGGCGAACCTCGACCACCTCGGGGCTAGGCTCACGCCAAGCACGAAGGCCCTCTAACATAGCCTCCCGGTCGCCGCCGTGCTTTCGGCACACACCCTCAAGTTCCGGCAGGGTAGGAAACCACGCGGCGGCGTTACCCATACGAGGCTCGTTTGCCAGTTCCATAACTGCGGCCTGAGCTACGTCCAGCGGATGACGGCGAAGGCAGTGGACATAGGCGTCAAACCCGACCTCTGCCGCCTCTTCGCTGGATGCTCTCCGCGCCAGAACCTGTTGCAGTTGCGAAACCATCAGCTCGGCTTCCTCATGGCTTGGCGGGACGGATGCAAACTCGACCTTACCAATCGCAACCCGAACATTGTCCCTCGATTGCGCCTGTATCCCAGCCGAGGTCGTCACCTGATAGGGCGGCTTGCCCTCCGGGTATCGCCATTCCCGATTCACGTTCACGCTTACGCCTAGCCGCGATGTCAGCGAATGACGTATCGCCCGATCGGTTTCCGCTGGCTTTCGTGTGCCCAGCCACGCCCGCGCCTTGGCTTGCTCTTGGCTCGTCAGTCCAACGCTCTCCGTTGAGCCATGTCGCGGCGTGAGGGCTGTATTCGGGGTTTTCCCAGACACCCCAGCCGACTTGAGTAGCGATTGCGCGGACAAGCGTTCCATGATCGGTTGCCTTTCGGGCTTTCAGATAGGCTTTTCGGGCTGCGCCTTTGGCCTTTTTGTGAGGATACAGTTTCCAGAAATCATCAAACCCGGATGATTTGGCTGACTCCTTAGAAGCGCTAGCTTCTAAGGATGGTTGACGGTTAAAAGAAGGTTTCCCGGCATTTGGTGCCGGGGGTCCGGCATTTGGTGCCGGGGGCATATCCTGCCGGGGTGCGTTAGCTTCCGGGGTCACTGTCCAAATCACACCTTTTCCGGTGCGGTCTTCCCTCGACAGATAACCCAAAGCGCATAGGCGCTTAATCGCCCCTTGAACCGCCCTAAGCGACAGGTTGGACTTTTTCATCAGGTCAAGTTTTGACGCGTTGCGGGATTGCACCGCCATCCAGGTCACGCCGTCGTCGTTTGCAGCGTCAGCAAGCGCCAGCAAGACCATCTTGTCGGTCGTCTGGATGTCCAATCGCCAAACGGCGGTCATCAGGGCAATGCTCATTTTACCCCCACAAGATTGGAGCGGCCAGCAAGGGTCTCACTTGCCTCACACCCGATGGACTCGGGGGCGTCATATGGACCAGCCGCAGGAAATGGTTTGGCCTTCAGAACGCATTTCCTTGCGAACCGTGGGGCCATAAAAAACAGGTATCGGAACTGACGAAGCTCATGCTTCACGGCGCGTTCCTGACCGGCTTCGTATCGCTGTCGCGCCTTGTTCCCAGCCCTACTTGTGGCCGTCGTGGCGACGATGTTGTGATAATACTCGCCGTCTTGCACCAGTCAGAAAGCAGCAGTAAATGTTTTTCGTCATCGGTGGTTCCTCCTAAGAACCGGTGGCAAAGGGCGGGAAGCGTTTGCCGCGCTCCCGCCCGCCCTCCTTATCCAACATTGTCAGCGCAAATGCAAGGCGAGGGGTGTCACGTCCCCTTGAACGGGCATCCAATAACCTTCGCCCGGATAACCACGCTGCGCTCCAGCCGATCAAGGGCGTGAGCCGCCTCGGCTGGCGTTAGCTTGGCTTTGACGGCCCGGCGCAAAATGCCGTCCTCGGTGTCTGTCCATCTGCCAGCCGGTTTAGTCATAGGTCGCCTCCGTAAAACGCTTCGGGACGGGCCTGGTGCGCTTGGGCTGGGCGGGCAAATGGTCGCCACGAACGAACGCCTCGGCAAGCGCCCGGACGAACATGGCGTCATTCCGCCTTTGCGAGACTTCCTCCGCGCGTTCTAGGCTGGTGATCCGGTCGGATGGTTCATTAAACATTCGCTGAACGTGACGCATAGGCTTTCTCCATTGCTTGGGCATAGCCGCCCATGACTTCGGTAAATGACGGGCCGACTTTTCTCAGGTTTAAAGCGTCGGCGTAAACAATCCCGTTCCGAGCGCAATGCATTTTGACGCCGTGAACGATGGTCGAGTGGTCCCTGCCTCCCATGCGCCTGCCGATCTCGGGATAAGACAGATGCGGACATTCGATGTAGGCCCGGAAATAGACCTCCTGTCGCGGGTGAACGAAACAGACCGACCGATCATGGCCGACCAAATCGTCTAGCGTAATGCGGTGTTTCGCGGCGACCTCAAGCGCAATCTCTCGAAGCGTAATCCGTTTTTTCGGTGTCATCCTAAACCCTCGCGACATTGCGATGGTCTTTCGGGGACCACGGCTTGCGAGTGCCGCCCATAATAGCCCGATGCGCCTTGCAATAGGTTTCATCGGTCGGGGCGCAGCAGGACAGGACCGAATGACGCTCGCCTAACGGAAAGGCGCATTCGCCATAAGCCTTACGCTCCATCCAAGGCCGGGCGAACGATACGTCAGCGACGATAACCGGAGCCGGGACAGGCTTGGGCTTTTCGACCTCGCGAACGGTCGGGGTCCATTGCTCCTTAACCTTGTGCTTACGAATGGCCTTTGCTTTGGCCAGCTTGACGACGGTTGAGCTTCGCAATGCAGCCGGGGCCGCGCGTTGATGGCCGAGGCGACCGACCCGCCCGATGATAGCGCTCCGGGTTAGTTCGGTGCCGAATGTCTCGTTCATAATCTGGGCAACCATCGCGGCGCTCTTGCCTTGGTTCCAATGCTTGATGGCGAAGGCGGTTTGTTCTGGGGTCCAGGTCATCCGCCAACCCTCCGCAGCAACGCTTCCGCCTTCAGGCTGGCGTTGAGGGCATCTTGCAGGACCACGCGCGTCTCGTTCATCTTGCGGGTGTCGTTACGGATGCAAGCCCGGCGGAACGCGTCCTTGGCGGCGAAATATGCGTCCATTGCAGCAAGGGCTTTCCGGCGACGAATGGGGCGAAGGAACAGGGCGATCATTTGCTGTCTCGCGGTTCATGCGGCGTCCAAGGGCGGAACGATTGCGGGGCCTTCAAAGCGGCGGTCAGATCATCGGCGAGCGTTTTCGCCCGCTTGCGGAGCTTCATGACCATCATGTCGCGCGGGGACATACCCTCGGACAAGTGATGCTCAAGCGACAGGACCGCCGCCGCTAGTTGCGGGGCCAGTTTGAGAACGGGGTTAATGTCCATTCGGCGTCTCCCTTTTGATTTTCGCCGCTCGCCTCGACCTGGCACGGTCGCAAAGCTGGCGAATGATTGAGCCGTAATAGAGCGCGTCTAACCGGCTTTTTTTCCGAAGCGTGTCGGTTTCGGCCAGCGTCTCGCGTTCGGAAGCGGTGAGGTATTTGAGAAGGTCAGTGTCCATGCCGCGATTGTAAGCACGGCGGAAAACGGAACGCAATCTTAAAAAAACGCGGGATTGCGATTGACAGTCCGAAAACGCGGGCGCAAGGTGGGGCTTCAAACGAGGAGACTACACATGACGACCGAGACCGAATACGCCCGCATCAAGGCGATGCGCTCACCGGAAACGCTGGCCGCGCAAGAAGCATGGATTGGCTATCAGTCTCTCAACCCTGACCCGCGCGACCCGGACCACTGGCCGACCGTGTGCCGACTGAAAACTGCATACGAAAAAGCGGCTAGGGCAGACGGCAGCTTCTATGCCTCGCTGGCCTCCGATATGGATAACGCCGCCGAGAAAAACGAGGGTTACGCCGCCAAACACCCCGACAGCGGGTATCTTGAAACGGCGGCAAAGTTTCGCGGTTACGCTCAAGAGGCCCGCGACGAGCTTGCAGTCATTCTTGCGGCCCGCGCATCTGGCGCGGAGGTGGCGAAATGACCCCGCAATATACCGCCTCCGGTGGCGTTGTGTTCGTCAAAGAACATGAACCCGTCACCATCCAGAAAGCGCGGGTGATCGAGAGCATCCACCGCATGAACGCCACGCATCAGCTTGGCCAGATATGCGACCACACTCGCGCTCTCCGGTTGGCCTTGGCGAAAACTGAAACCGACCTCGCTGACGAAATGGCCGCTGCTATCCGGCAGGCCACGCAATGACCGGCCCTCGCGGCTGGGCACGTCGCGCCCTCACCTTCATCGTGGTCGCGTTTGTGACTGCGCTTCCTTGGATTTTCGCCGCTAACATTATCTGGAGCCGATAGAATGACCGACAAGGCAAAGCCGGGCGAGCCGGTTATCGAAATCAAAGACCGCTGGACCGGCAAGGTTCTGTTTACCGCTAAAGGCGCGACGACCATTGCCGCTGCCGTAACTATGGCGGTTGCGGCGGGGGCCGACCTCAACAGAGCCAACCTCAACAGGGCCAACCTCTACGGGGCCAACCTCTACGGGGCCAACCTCAACGGGGCCAGCCTCAACGGGGCCAACCTCAACAGGGCCAGCCTCTACGGGGCCAACCTCGAAAACGTGAAAAATCTTTTTTACCAAATCCCGCAGGAAGGCGAACTAATCGTCTGGAAGGCCGTTGCTGGCGGCGTTTGCAAGCTCCGCGTTCCGCCCGAAGCCAAGCGCACCGCAACCCCTATCGGTCGCAAGTGCCGGGCGGAATGGGTCGAGGTTCTGGAAGCCCCCACGAACGGCGCGGGACTGCACGACCGAAACGTCGTTTACCGCGCTGGCGAGATTGTGCGGCCTGATAAATACGACCCTGACCCGCGCGTGGAATGCACCCACGGGATTCATTTCTTTCTGACCAAAGAGGAAGCAGAGGCTTACCAATGACAGAAGAACGTCCAGCCCTGAAAAGGCTCCGCGAACCTTTCGCCCCGCACCATATTTCTAAACTGCCAAAGCCGACCAAAGCCCAGACCGATGCGGTTAAGGCCGATTACAAAAAGGGCATTCGGTGCAAGCTTTGCGGCTCATGGCATCACCCCGACGTTGTGCATCTGGATTATGTCGGCCACGCCGCCTTGACGGATAGGCTTCTCGACTGTGACCCGGAATGGTCATGGGAGCCGATAGCATTCCGCGACGGCTTACCCGCGTTTGACGCGACGGGCGGGCTTTGGATTAGGCTCACCGTCGATGGTGTGACCCGTCTGGGCTATGGACACGCCGCTGCAAAGCCCGGCGTTGACCCAGGTGCGCGAGAGAAGGAAGTGATCGGGGACGCTTTGCGAAATGCCGCCATGCGCTTCGGTGCCGCGCTGGACCTCTGGCACAAGGGCGACCTTCACGGGCCTGATGAGAACGAAAGCGAACCCGCCGCAGCACCACCGCCTGCCGATGCGGTGACGACCCTTGCTAATCGGGCGGATGGTTTTGTCGCCCGCATCAATGCGGCTGAAGACTGCCCGGCACTAGAAAAAACGTGGGGGCTAGGCGCGAAGCTCTGCGCCGAACTGGACCTAAAAGACCCCGACAAGCTCGCCGTCATCACCGCGCTTTACGAAACGCGGCGAGACGAACTGACCGCCAACCCATTCACGAAAGACGCCTGACTATGAAAAACCTCACGATTGCCGGTCGCCTGACCAAAGACGCCGAAACGCGGGACGCTGGCGGGAGCCGTGTGACCGGCTTTTCAGTGGCCGTCGATAACTGGGACGGGAAGACCAAAGGGACCATGTTCTTTGACGCCTCATGGTGGGGCGACCGGGGCGAGAAGGTGGCGCAATATCTCACCAAGGGAGCGTCCGTTACCGTATCGGGCGACCTCGGCACCCGAGAGCATAACGGGAAAACGTATCTGACTATCCGCGTCGGGGACGTGACGTTGCAGGGCGGCAAGCCCGCTTCAAACGGCGGCGCGGTCGAGAGCGACTATTCCAACAAGCCTAGCTTGCGGGATAGCTACGACTTGGACGACGGCATCCCATTCGTGCGCTTTGCCATGCCCGGCGAGGCATAACCATGACCGCCGAACCCATCCACTTACCCAACGCCACGCCGTTTGACCTGATAGCGGACCACCTCGCAGACCTTATCGCGGAGGCCCGTAACTTTGCCGATGGCGAGCCGGTGGCGAACCAGGGTCAGGCGGATGCGGTTTCGGCGCTTATCGAAAGCCTGCGCACCGCCGCGAAGGATGCCGACGCCGAACGGGTCCGGGAGAACAAACCGCACGACGACGCAAAGGCGGCGGTTCAGGCGCGATACAATGTCTGGATAGCGCCCTCGACTAACAAGGTTCCGGGCAAGGTGTTCAAGGCAATCGACGCGCTGAAAGCCTGTCTGCAACCGTATCTCGCCAAGCTGGACGCGGAGAAGCGCGAGGCCGAACGTGTCGCCCGAGAGATTGCCGACAAGGCCGCGAGGGATGCCGCCGAAGCTATGCGAGCCGCCGCCGCGTGTGACATAGGCGCAAGGGAGCAAGCCGAGGCCCTGGTAGCCGACGCGGAAGCCGCTCAGAAAGCCGCACAAGCCGCCGCGAAGGACAAGGCACACGCGACCGGCGGAAGCCGTGCAATGGGCCTCCGCAGCGTCTGGAAGGCCACCGTGACCGATGCACAAGCCGCCGCCGCGCACTACTGGCGAACGAACCCCGACGCTTTCGCGGTGCTGCTGCAAAAGCTGGCCGACGATGACGTTCGGTCTGGCAAGCGGTCAGGCATCCCCGGTGTCGAGATTACGGAAGATCGTGTGCTATGACAGACAAGCCATGCATCATTCTCCGAACCCGACAAGATCGGGGACGGGCCGTCCGCTGGATTGAGAACGCCCCAGACGGGACCGTGGTCGAGTTCAAACAGAAAGGCCGGTCAAACGACCAGAACGCGGCCATGTGGTCGATTCTGACCCAGATCAATCGCCAGCGCCCGGTCCACAACGGCGTCAAGATGAGCGCGGTCCTCTGGAAAGCCGTGATGATGGAAGCTTGCGGGGTCGAGGTGCTTTGGCTTCCCAAGCTGGACGGCAACGGCGCGTTTCCGTTCGGCCACCGCTCATCCAAGCTCACCGTGTCGGAAATGGGCGACCTGATAACGCTGATGCTGGCATGGGCCGAGACCGAGGGGCTGTTGATTGAGCATTTCGACAACTTGCCGGATGCCGAATGAAACGCGAACCCGTCAAAATCGACAAGCGGAAACCGCTAACCCGCCGCGAGGTTATCCAGCTAATGCTCGACCAGGATGGCCGGTGCGGGTGCGGATGCGGCGTCAAGCTCCAGCCCATGACCGAGGGCGTGATTGATGAGCATATCATTCCGCTTGGCATACGGGAAAACGCGAACGAACTGGCAAACCGCGCCCTGTATCGTAAGCCGTGCGCCGCAAAGAAAACGTCTGGCGACCAGTCGGCTATCGCCAAATGCAAGCGGCTCGAAGCCCGAGAGAACAACACCCGGCGCGAGCGTAAGCCCATCCCATCACGCGCGGGCGGATGGCCGAAGGGGCGGAAAATATCTTCACGAAACGGGTTTACATCGTAGCCCGACCGGAATAGGTTTACGCCATGACAAAACCAAACCCCATCGCAATCCGCCCCCGCCAAGGCACCGCCCTTGAGGCTGTCTGGGAAGCGGAGGGCCGGTCCAACAAGGCAATGGGTGAGATTATTCATTCGTGGGCCGAGACATTCGCCATTATGGCAAAGGCATCAGAACAGGACGACGAACAATGATCGACCACCACACACACGTCTGCCACCGCATGAAAGCGGCTCAGGCCACCAACCAGAGCAATCGCGGGTTTGACTTCCGCCCGTCCGACGAGCCGCCCATGTGGCTCCGCGCCGTGGCCGAGGTGCTGCGTCCGCGCAGCATCATCATCCTGCTGGCCCTTGCTGGCGTTATCAGCCTGTGGTTTCTGTGATGTTCTCGCGCATTAAAAACTGGGCGAACCGCACGATCTGGCGCACGGCTTGTTGGCTTGCGGCCACGCAAGGCTACAACTTGAACCGGGCTATCTACATCGGCCCCCAACCTGTCGTGCTGACATGGGAAGAATTTCTTCTTGGCAACCGCATAAACGGCGCGGCTATCGGGTTTAAGTATTCTGACAAGGGCACTCTCCAAACGGTTTTTGACGCCGTGGAGACAGACCAATGACCACACCGGATGAACTGGAACGGGCTGTTGAGCGACTGAGCTTGGCACCTGGCCGGATGGAACCGCGCATGGGGTTTTACACCTCCATAGTGCGCCTAGACGACCTCCGTCTCATCCTCTCCGAACGAGCCGAGCTTCTGGCTGCTGTGGAGAGGATGCGGGGGGCAATGGCGCTGGTTTTGCCTGCGATGGAATGGGCTGACGCTCACATTGGAGGGCGCACAAAATACGAGAACGCGCAACAGGTGGTGAATTGTCTGGATACACACGACGACGCTCTCGACGCTCTCCGCGCTGCTCTCACTACCGGAGAAGCCACCACCCCCAATGCAGGAGAGATGGGATGAGCGACCTCATCACACGCCTAGAGGAAGCGGACCAAGGCCTTCCCGCCAACCACAAGGACAAGTCATGACTGATACAGTGAGAGTTCCGAGGGCGTGGCTAGAAGCCTTCCGCCGTGACACCGACCCGACAGAGCCGATTGCGGATAACCGCGGCACGGTCTGGGATATGTTCTGCCACGAAGCCATCGCCATGCTCGCAGCTTCTCCCCAAGGAGAGGAAATCTCTCCCGCCATGAGCGCCGATCATATCGGTGAGGCCACCAACATGGTCGCGCCTGTGGAGGCTGTGGCTTGGGTTCTGCCGGATGAACTTGCCGACCTGAAAGACCCCCGGCACCCCCGACAATCTCTCACCATTTGGGGGCATAGGTCATGGACTGGATTCGTTCCCCTCTACACTAACCCCGCCCCCATTAAGACATCCGCCGATACCCAGTGGATTAAGCATGACGGCGGGCCGAACCCGGTGCCGGGGACGCGTGTCGAGGTTCGCTACCGAAACGGCGAAACCGAGACGCGGACGGCTAACCGTCTGGGCTGGAACCACTGGGAAGCGGAAACACCCGGCTTAGGCGGCTACGACATCATCGCCTACCGCGTCACCGAAGGAGTGAAGCCATGAACGCCGAACATATCGGTGACGCCCAAGGCTGGCGGGATATTGCGACCGCTCCGAGGGATGGGAGCGACGCGCTAGTTTACCGCCCGCTTGCGCGGCTTACGAACGACGAGCCGGTGGCTATCAGGCGGCTGATCGGTGGCGATAACTACTCCTATGAGCGCACCGTGCCAAAGGGCGAAAAGCCGTGCAATCCAACGGACGGCTCTTGCCATGTCACCCACTGGATGCCCCTCCCAGCCCCGCCATCGGCTGACCCCGCCCCCATTAAGACATCCGCCGATACCGGAGAACTGCGGGACGACATTCTTGAACGCCTGCGCGCGCTGGACTTTGCCGGACATTACGACGAGGCGCGGTTCCGATACACCGCCGACACCATCCTCGACCTCATCGCGGATGATGGCCTCAATAGCCCCAGCAATCGCGTTTGTGAGTGTCATCGCACACAACGTAGTCGCCGCGAATCATTTCGCAATCCCTATCTAGAGGGGATACATGCCGTCGGGAAGCCGCGCTCAAGGCCGCAGACTGGCATCGCGCACCGATGGGCGAACGTTCGTCCATTGCGGATGAACTGGCAACGTTGGGGCTGTAAACGCAAAAAGCCCGCCGCCCGGTTAAGGGACGACGGGCCACAAGTCCCAGCGGGAACGGGGTAGGGTTAGCCTAGTTCGGCATCCCCATCATCCAACGTGCCGGGGTCTGGCCTTCGGTCTGTAGATGAACGCGGAACCGGGCGACCAATGCGGGCCTGGTATCGGGCGAACCGCGCCGACGCCTTGCGGTTCAAGCCCTTGGCGGCTTCCAAAAATAACAGCCGGGCGAAAGGCTCAATCTGCATGGCCAAGCCTCGCGAAGCCGCAAGTGTGACGCTCTATCTCGCCGTGTCGCACATGATAGGTCACGCATTCCATTGACCGTTTCGACCTATAGCCCGAGGCATGGGACCAGATGTCAGGAGCCGCAAGGGTCCGGCAATATTCCACCGTGACGCCGGGATAGTCTTTTACGTCCTTATGGTGAACGTGGCCGACAAACCAAACCCGCGACCCATGCTCCGACGCCAGCCAAAGAGCCGGGCTATCGACGGCCATCAAGAGGGGAAGGTTTGCGCCCTTCGCCCCGTCGCCATGCGTGGTGCCGATCAGGTTTGAGCCGAAGCCGTGAAACCAATACGGGTTAGGGCTTGTCGCCACCGTCACGCGCGGCTCGTTCTCGTAAATCATTGCCATCATCTCAGCGAGCATCAAGGCGGTTATGCCGTCGTGATTGCCGGGATTTATGCGAATAGTAATCTGCCGGTGCTTTTCGAGCATCCGGGCGACATGGTGGCGCTTGCATCGGATGACCGCTCGAACGACCTCGGCGTGGCGCCCATGCGTGTCAAGATGATGCCCGCTCTTGGTGCGGCTGGCGTTGTTATCCGCGTGGAGGCTATCCCCGAGGTCAATATAAAGCGCATGGGTCGAGGGCGCGGCAGAGGCCACCAGCCGATCAATCGCGGCCTTCGTGGTGCGCTCGAACTCCTCCAGGTCGAAGCCCTGCCCGGTTTCGTCCTTCCACGCATAGAGGCCCGCATGGGGGTCGCCTTGGGGATAGACGGTCAGCAGATCGTCGTCGGTGTATCCGGGAGGGGCGAGGGGCGCGACAGGCTGAAGGCCATCGAGCAGCCCGGCCTTGATCGCCTGTAGCCGTTCGGCTTGTGCTTCCGCATCGGGGGACTGGCGCTCCCAAACCCGCTCAACGCCACCGGGGCCGCGCTGGATGGTGACTTTGCCCATCAGGAAGCCGGGGGCCACGCCGTCGTTGAAATGGCCGGGCGCTTGTCCGCGACGGGCGGCGGCTTTCTTGTAGGTGTCCAGCGCCTCCCAGACCGCGTTGGGCCTGACGCCTAGCGCCCTAGCAGCGGCGCGTTGGCTGCCGTGTTCCTTCACGGCCTCGATGTATTTGATTTGGGTCTCGGTGACCCATCGGGGATATTCGTTGTCTTCAGGCGGAATGAAGGACAGGGCCATTATCCACCCACCAGACGACGCCACCACGGGCGGGAAGGGGGCGTCAGGGCGCGAGATTGAGCGTCGAAGGCTTGGACTGCTAAATCCCTACGCCCATCGCACACGGCCAGCATTAGGCCCCTAGCGTCATGCGTGACCTCAAGGTCAGCGATGGTCGGGCTATCCGGCAGGGTCGGCAACTGGCACGGCGTCCGCGCCGCTTCCGGCAGGGTCAGCACTGGCGCAGATTGCGGGGGCGACGATGCACAACCGGTCATCAGCAGCCCGAATACGAGCCACGCGGTCAGGGTCAAGGGGCGTTTCAGCATCGGGTGCCGTCCTCGCTTCGGTTTCAGCTTGGCGGGCAAGGTCGCGTATAACAACCTCCCGCGTGTGAAATGTTTGTGTCGCTTGTGCTATTTCCGCCTGCCCGACCGCCTCGCGCTCTAACACCGAGACTTGGCCTTCAAGCCGGTCGATCTTCCGTGCGTCAATGCCGAACGGGTCAAACTTGAGGCCGAGGAAGCCAGGGCGGACTAAACCGGCGAGACCGAACAGCACCACCGCAACCGCTGCAATGACAAGCCATCCGGTCGGGGTGATGATGCGGAGATACCTCACGGGTAGCGCCGCCGGTCCAACTCAACGTGCGGGCCATCCCTAAGCGTTTTCCATGAACCGCCCCAGATGATCGGCACGTTTAGTTCCTTGGATGCCCGCTTGAAGGCTTCCGCGACTTGGCCATAAAGAGGCCAATCCCACCGCACCTTGCCGCCTATCAGGACTGCAAAATCAATCGCGTGGCCGGTGATGTGCCGGGAGTTCATCGTCTGCGATGCGCCCGCTGCTTTAAGTTCACGCTGGCGAGCAACCGAACGAAGGCCCTCCGTGATGGTGAAATTGTGCGGGCTATAGGTTAGGGCCAGTTCAACCACGCGCACCAAATCGGGGTGAACGCCCTTGAGCCGAGCGCGGGAACGGGAACCGAGAACGTAAGTCATGGCTTTTTCCAGCTTGCGACGATGCGGGCGAGGTCAGAGGCCGACGCCCCCCCCATATACATCAGGGCAAAGAAGGCTTGCGAGCCTATCAGGGCCAGCGCAATGTCACGAAGCGGCCCGCCCTCGGTTAGCTTCCAGACGATCAAGGCCAGCAGGATTGTGGTCGCGACGACATAGCCAATCGTGACCCATCGCCGCCAGTGAAATGACGGCTCAGGCGCAGGGTTGTCCGCGTCGATCATGGCGTAGTCTTTCGGCGGTTCGGCAACGGCAATAGTCGCTCGATCAAGTCCGTGAGGTGCTTAATCTGCTCTTGCAAGCGGATTACCTCGTCGCGCGTATTATCATGCGCGGCTTCTTTGGCCTGTAGCGCCGCGACCACCGCAGCTAATGCGCTGATTTGGGATGTTACAGCGCCTAGTTGGTCTGCCGTCGCCTTTCCGTTGACGCGACCTTCTAGCCTTACAAGCCAAACGATGACGGCCACACCAGCGAGGCCAAGCGTAATGAGGTGGCCGGGTTCGAGGGTCATCCCTGTGACCCCACAACAGTCCATGCGCTTGCCTGAGAACTATACATAAGTTGAACCGCCCCAAACGACGCCACGGTCCTAGAACCGCCGCCGATCAAAAACCTGTTGCCGACAGATGACCCCGCATCGTTATTCAAAAGCTGCATGGTGTAGGACGTATAATTAAACACCGTAAGCAATTGCCCGTTGTGGCCACCAGCGATGCCCGAAATTGTATAGTTTGCCGATGGTCCAGACACCACCAAAGCGCCCGGATTGCTCGGCAGCGCCATGTTATTGTTAGTATTGGCCAGCGTCCAGTTTTGCGTGCTGACAGTGATGCCGCCGCCAACGTGTAAAGTGTTAAGCGGAACCGCGACACCCACTCCGGTCATCCGGCCCGTCTGTGTGATCGAGGACGTTGACGTTCCTACGACCAGATAATTGCCAGCCGTCGCGTTCAGAACCTTGTTGGCACCGATGACGTTCTGATCGGCGGTCCCGTTTTCTGCAATGCCGTAAGTCATGCGGGCGGCGCTATCGGTTACGGTATTGCCTGCGACGACGGTATTGGTCGCTCCTTCAAGAAGGATTCCGCACCCAAAACCCGAGGACGACGTGTTAGACCGCGTTACAGTGTTGCCAGTGATTGAGCCGTTCGCGCAAGTCGCAGTCCCTTTGCTGGCTTGGATGCCATGCACACTGCTATCTGACACAAGGTTGCCAGACACGGTATATTCGTCCGACTTAATAACCTCGATTCCACCACCGCCGTTGTCGTCGCGGCAGGTGTTACCCGAGACGACGCCACCCGTCGTAGATGCCAGCGTTATGTTGACATAGTTGTCAAAGCAGACGTTTCCGGTGACCGAAATGCCGCTTTGCGGATAAGTGTTGCTATCAGAGCCGATATAAACGCCGCCAAGGCTGCACCCATTTACCGTGTTGCCGTAAATAGCAACGTCCCGCACGACGCCCACGCCGGTGGAATAAGTTGTAATCCCCTTGCGAAAAGCAGCCGTTACTGTGTTGCCAGCAATAACGATATTTTGGAGCGGCGTTGACGTAATCGAGATAACTTCGATGCCGTGGTTTTCTGCAAATCCTACTCGACCACAGTTGATGACCTGATTATTCAGTATCTTGGACCCGCTCTCACTTTCCAGTTTTAGGCCGGTCTGTAGAGTGTCAAAAACGTGCACGTTTTCAATTACGTTGCGGGAACCCGACATAAAGAATACGCCGAATGTCGCCCCATTTGACCCCGATGCGTTGCCGTTTATTTTGAGTTCGCGGATTTTAACATCCGAAACCCCCGAGCCAAGCAGCACAGCCCCCGCAATAGCCGTGGCGTTCTTGGCTTTGATCGTTGACGCCCCCTGTAGTATGGAGCCGCTGCTTACGTTCAGCGTGGCCGACACGATGTAGGTTTTGCCGTTTTCGTGGTCGATGACCGCGCCGGGGTGAGCGGTATAGCAGGCTTGCAGCGCCGCCGTGTCATCCGTGACGCCATCACCGACCGCGCCGAAATCCTTGACCGACACAAAGTCCCGCATTTTCGATTGGCCAGTCCGCGTAACAGCGCCGGTTCCCGCTTGCAGGAAGCCCACCAGAGACGAACCGCTTGACCCGTTAAGGGGTGTCGCAAAGTCGGAGCCGTTGGCGGCTTTGGCGGCGCGGGCGTTAATATCGGCGGCGACATCAGCCTCGACCAGTTCGCGGATGCCCGCAAAGCTAACCGTCTGAAACCGCAGCGGGACCGTCTGGCCATCCAGCGCAACGCGGAAAGTAACGCTCATCGGGCAATGCCTTTTTCAACAATCATCGGAAGCATCCAGACGCGCGACCGAAGGCCGGTCGGCGCAATAACGACCAGCTCACACTCGGCTAGATACGGCTCGTTTGCGTCCCCGGCGTTATCCGGCAGGGTTTGCAAGTCCAGCCTTTTAAGCCGCAGCGTGAT